TCTTTGATGGCTTTCTTGATCAGGGATTTGTCAGGGGCATAGGTTGCCGGTATCTCGCGCGTGTAGTCAGGTGGCAATTGCAGGCTGTCGAACACGTCAATCGACTCGTCGCGCTCTTTGTACAGAGTTGCTTTAAATGTGCTGTCGTCGCTTTTAATCGCTGTGACACCTGTTAGCTGCATGACTTGCTTTAGCGCTGCCCTGGCGCGTTCTGCGTTGTTTTGCAGGGCTTTCTTTTTGCTTTGCATCAGTTTGATATGCGCGTCAATCATTGCAGCCTGTGCGTCGGTATTGAGCACATAGGCGCAAGTTCCGATTGGGTTGCGCTGCACCAGCACGTCAAGCGGGTATTCACCGCCGATTTCGCCCGTGTCTGGATCAGTTTCAAGCTCTGCGCTAAATTCTTCAGCGCCGCGATAAAGTGTGATTTGCATGATTTTTTACCTCAAATCTCAGAACGGAATGTCATCGTCAGCGCTAGGGAATCTGTCATCCGGCATTGAGTTGTCGTGATGCTGCTGCGACGGTTTTGAAGTGCCTTTGAGTGGCCTATGACGCAAGCCAGCAACCATCTTTTCAAGCTGCTGAGGTGTTGTCTTGCGGTCAAGAATCTCGCTTGCGGTCAGTTCTGTATTGGCCTGAAACACGTTCTTCATGACCATGCGCGTTCCTGTTTCTCCGTTGTGCTTTAGGTAGTCTTCTGTCTCAAGCAAAATGCCAATTGGCTTGCACAAGTCTGGGAAAATTTCGCATTCCTCTGTGATCTCTTTTTTGGCGTCGTAGTCGTACTTGGTGGCCTTGCCAAATACCGGCTTGATGTTGCGCAATCCCATACACGCCATGATCGCCATGAGAGCGTCGTATCCCTGATACCGTTCACCTGATGCGCTAACGGTGTAGATGCTCAGGTTTGTTTTCTGACCGCCTGATGACTTAAAAGCAAACTCAATACCTTTGGTGCCCGTCTTTTTGCTGACGATGGCTTTGGCCTGGGTGAATTCACCGACATACTTTCCAAGCTCTTTGATTTGTGCACCGCTGCTATCTGCTTGACGTGCGGATTTAATATCTAAGTCGTACATGGTTTTTCCTTATGAAAGTGCTTTAAATTAAGCGGGTTGGGTGAGTTGGTAAAAGTCTTGAATGCACTGGTCAACGGATGCAAGGTCGTTGTCAATGTGCTGGTCGTTGAACATGGAGATTGGAGATTTGCAGCAGTCCTGTCCGTTTGTCTGAGTGGAGAATTTGTAATTTCCGTTGATGACTTCAGTGCGCAAAACAATAGTGAAGTAGCCCTCTGGAACGAGAGTCTGATCAACCATCTTGCCAACCGTCTTCATCTTGGTGTGGCCGAAGTCATCTGTTTGCGTGTGTGCAAGGATGTAAACCCTGCGGTGCTCGGCAAGGTCGCCAGCAGCGTTAAACACGTTCCAAGCGTTCTTTGCAATGTCGGTGAATTTGTCATAACCCTTCTCAGTTGAGCGAGATAGAAGCTCATTGACTAGAACTGCTTGGTAATCATCAATCACCACAATTTCAGCGTGAGACTGGCGCAAACACTTTTCAATAAGTACAGGATCACTGGTCTGAATGATGTTCCCCTCAGATTTGAGGGTTGGACGGGTTTTCCATCCAGATGCGCGGAATGGCAACGGCTTTTTGATGCACTGGATCAGCAGTGTTTTTGTTGGGTCAAGATGGCGTAAGCTGGTTGACTTGCCGCTGCCTGATGTGCCAAGAATTAGGGTTGCTATTGACATAGTGTGCTTTCGTGTGAAGTGTTGAAAAGTGTGTGTCGTGTGTGAGTTGCCGTGGTGGGTACTGCAACCCGTTTGCCCTGCAAATCAGCGGTAGGTAGTCGTCAAGCCGCGTGTCACCTGCGTCTGTGCAGGTCATCACTGCATCGTGTAGGGCTGACTCAAAACAGAGCCGGTCGTACTCAACCTGTGCTGTTGCCATGGCTTCGTTGGCGCTTTCCTGCTGGTCGTAATAGATCATGATTTGCTCCAGCTTTTGCGCATGGCCCGAAGGTTCTGGCCAGCGGCGCGGTTGATAAACTGTTTGAGACTGGCCTGGGCTTCGCGCACCAGGCGGTCAAGTGTTTCTGAGCTCACAACAGGCCCCCAATCCACCGCCCCACGATGGCCAGCGCCAGCACTACACCAACGACCAGCACAATCGTTGTGCCGCTGGTGTCGGCACGTTTGTGGTGCTCGATGCTGTTTGCCAGCTCAGTACCGGACTGGCGCATGGTGCGGCTGTAGCGCATGGTGGTGGGGTGGCCGTATTCGCTCATACGCCCATCCTGTCGTTGTAGCGGTCTTCGCCACGGTCGTAGTCATCATTCCACTTGTCCATCGCCATGCTCTGCGCGGCTTCTTCTTCGATCAGGCCCACCACGTCATCTGACAGGACTTCGCTGATGTCAACGCCGTTTACCAAGGCGTAAACAAGCGTGATTGATTCAGGGTGGCCGGGACAATCAAAGCTGTCGCGCTCTGCTTTTTCGTATTCAAGATAGCAGTCAATCGTCAAACCTTCTGACGCCGTGTACTGGTATTCGTACCATGGGCCGCGTTCAACTTGCGTGCGGCCATTCGAATCGGCTGGGCAGGGCTTGAATGGGGTTGTTATCAGCCCTGGCCGCATGAATGGGGCCAGGCTTGCGGCTATCGTTGGGTGGATGGCTTGGTTCACAGTGCCACCACCTGCACTTCTGACCGGCCAAAGTCAACTTTGCGCCCGTCGATGCGCAGGCAAACCAGCCTGCCGACAATCTCAACTATCGGGTAGGTCCCCGTGTAGCCTGATTCCTTGTTTGTGATGGTTGCCATCTTTCACTCCGTTTTGTTGCGTGAGTGAATTGTAAATGAATTTACAGGCATAAACCGCCATGCGTTAAATAAATTTACATTATTTTGCAAACTTAGGGTAAACACCTAGTCGCAGGCGTAAAAAAGCCACCGCAACGGGTGGCTAATTTAGGTGTCAGTTACAGCTAACATCGGCACAGTTGTTGCTGTGTGTTTCTTTTCTTGATCCAACGAAACCCGGCTGTCTTTATAGCTGCGAAGACAGAAAACCGTTGCTCCGGTCGGCTTAACCGACTCTCGTGGCGGCTTGACTTTGATACGCGGGCTGCTCTTGGTGTGACGACGGCGAGCCCCGCGCTCTGGCAACTATCTCAGCAAGTTGCCCCAACACTTGAAACCTTATCACTGGATCATCTGGCAGGGTTGCCAGCATGGCCATGATAGACCGGCATTGCTCTGTCAGCCATGGGGCTACAGCCTGATTTGTTGCTGATGCTGTCACGCTCGGTGGTGGTGGGGTGAGTGCGGCTGTGCCTGTGGTTGCCAGCATTTCACCGTCGCCAGTTTCTAGCCAATGGGCGCTTACGCCGCACGCCTTCGCGTAAACAGCGTTATCGGTTGATCCATTGCCCAATCGCTCGGCAGATGAAATTGTGCTTTGGGCAAGGCCGGTCTTTTTTGCAAGCTGAGTCTGATTTAGACCAGCGTGCTTTCGCGCTTGCCTGAGCCTGTTGCCGTATTCAGTAGCCATGATCGTAGCGTACATAAAATAAAAAACGATTGATCGTTGACAGACAACGCAATATCGTTATACTTCGCTCATGAACTGGAAAACTGTAATAGCCGACATCCAGCGTCACGGCCAAATGACGCAACCCCAAATCGCCAAGGCAGTCGGGTGCAGTCAAACGACTGTGAGCGAGCTGTCGATTGGCAAAAGTAAGGACAGGCAACCCAACTATCAGCTTGGGGTGGCATTGCTGGCATTGCTGGCTGATGTTCAAGCCAAAGAGCGGGCGGTGGCCTGAATGAGTGAATACCTCTACGTTTGCCACTTCAGCAACGGCCACATCAAAGTCGGGCGCAGCATCAGCCCGAAGTCGCGCATTGCCTCGCACGCTGATCGTGTTGCTTGCCTTGGCGTTGAACTGGTCGAACATCACATTGTTGAATGCGTTGGTCATAGCGCACCAGCCGAATCTGCGCTGATTGAGCGCTGCACCGAACTCGCGACCAAGCGCAACAAAAACGAGTGGTTTGAAGGTTTGGAGTTTTTTGACGTTAGCGAGTGGGCTAGTGAATTTTCTCAACAAGCGTTTGAGTACTCCATCATGCCCAAGGCGTGCATTGATAGAACAACCGGCATCGCTATGGCCCTTGAGAAATTCGAGAACAGCCCGACAAAACTTGCTCAAGCGGTCGGCGGGTCGGT